ATAAAACACATATTTTATTTTCAAGAGTGTAGATATTCATCTCTACACTTATCTCTAATGAGCAAATTGAGAACATCCTTGTTCTCTTTGCTTGAGATTAAAAATTGGAAGATTTCCATAAGATTGACAATGTTATATTGTATTCCGAAAAGGAAGATATATAATTGACACATTGTTCTCTTTTATGGTTATGCTTATCTAAGATGACCTCCCTTCTACGGGGATTCGTAAGAAAAAAGTAGTAAGTTAGTTTGTATGTTTTAATTTTAAACTAAAAATAGAAACATTCTGGATTACACCAAATCAATAACATTAGACTATAGTAAAGTCTGAAAAGCTTTCTGATGAAATATCAGATTTTTTAATGTTATTGGGTGTTTACCCACGCTTATACCGTGAGAAAGTGGCTTGTGCGATAACAAGCTGGGTTTCAATAATTGAAATCCTTTAGTCTTAAACGATCATGTTTAGGAGCTAAAAATTGGGCCTTTTGGCCCGCCGTAAGTAACGATTGAGAATTAATTTTCTCTCGAACGATTTTGTTTTACATTTTCTTAATTCTTTTAAATCAATGAAAATGTAGTGTATAACTCATTTAGTTATTACCGTTTTGGTAGATTCATGACCAAAATCTAATAGTAGTATACATTATCCCGAGTTGGACGGTATGGTAATTATGAGGATGCGCCAGCATTCCGATTAGTTAGTATCGGCTATACACCGGCGGTAACTAGATGAGGTGATCACAAAGCTTAGTTAGAAAGATTGGGCTTTGAGATATTATTATGAGTATCGTGAGGTGACGTAAAGTTGATTCCGCATGTGTTGCGTTAGACCCGACTCTTCTATATGGAGATGGCGGGAACAGCATAGGGAGGTAAGTGCTCTCCCATTAACAGAACACAGTCATGGCCTTAGTACAGAAATGGAAAAGGTTTCATAGGATGATACGTAAGAACACCAAGCTAGACACTATGATAGTATCTCACTGCTTTCAACTTCGTTGCGTGGTTTGCACGACGGCAAAGTCAGGGAGTTAGTTAGGTGACACTGGAGGTGTGGGATGGAAAGCCCCCCAACAAAAATGAATGAGATAATTTTATAAAATGGATAATTTTCGCCCCCAAATGGAGTACTTAGTACAAGGTGATAACCGTTTATTTTTTTATTTACATCCGGTAGGACGGGACCCCAACCCCGTTTCTGCCCAATACAACCAAGTCGCTGTTCCAGTTTTGGATTTTTCAAACTGGACGGATTTGACTAATGGTTTACATTGTGTTGATAACGAATTCGATTTATATGCGGATTCGTCTTCCACAGAAGAGGACGTTAGCTGTCCTCAAAATAGCGTTGAAATGACGGAAGAATGTGGTTTTCATAACTACATTAATGCGTCTTTTTCGCGCCAGACCGATGAAACTCAGTCTCTTAGTTTTTATTCTTGTGAGGAATTTAGTGACGAAGGACATACTCCGTCTTCGTCTGCTTCGCAGGAACAAATTCCTGAAGAGTTTTATCAAAAACCCGTCACATTGGATGTGCTACAGAAAGAACCTGATCAGGTTGTCTCTGGAGTATTGAAAATGCGACGGATGCCTCGTTCACTTCGACGTACTGTCGAAACCAATGAGAAGAAAAAAGCAGGTTTTGCCTGCATTAAGGAAGTATTGATCGATGATAATTACGATTACATGCTTCCCCCGTTACCCTCTGGTTATAAGAAAAAGAACCAAGGGTGTGGATGGTCGCGGGAATTACGACCAAATGATAAATATGAATACGGCCCCAAGTACGGAGTTAAACTTCTTAAATCAATTACGCTTTCTGAACAAGCTACTGAAAAAGCCAAACGAATTTGGCTATCAGTAGGAACTGGAACCTTTGATGCGTCCATTATGGCGCAAGGTTTCAAATTAGTAGGGAAATTGTTGTATGATCAAAATTATTACAACATTAAGCATAAAGATTGTGAGACACTTAAGTGTGCTCGTCAGAAGTTGGCTCTTGTCCTTTCCGGGCATAGATTACAACGATGTGATTTCGTCATGCGAAAACCGGTTCCTTGTAAGAATCGATCTCTTCGTATCTGGCTTCGAAACTACAAATTTTGTCTTAAAAATTTTTGTGGAATCAAAGAAGATCGCATCACCAAATACCTTGATGAACTCAAGATGAAAAACCAAGCATTTATGCAAGGTGAATCTGATTCATCAACCGCAGCCTCATTTTTTGAATCTATGAGGTCTAGTATTAGCGGAACACTTAAGCGCGCCAAGGCCTACGGGTCTGGTGCCGCGACGTCAGTTGGAACTAAGATCATGCAATCTGATACTATGTCCAGTATTTTACATTCTGGAACTAAAATGATGATCGATAGTTTATTTAGACAAATGTATGATGCGTGCACAACAGCCCTGAAAGATGGGCTTACGAACATAAAATCGTGGATAACAAACATCAAAGCGATGATTTCAAGTTTTTTTGAATCATTCTCCGATGCAGTTATTGCAACAGTCCCTGTCGATAAAAAGATGGAGGCTGCAAACAAATCTATGTGGGTTTGTTTAGCATTAGCATTGTTTACCCTTATTACATTATCATGGTGGACGAGTTCTCTCGCTTCATCAGTGTTTATGTCTATATTAGCATTTTCGATGCAGAAAATTGGCGTCACTATTGACCGAAAGTCCTCCAAAGATTTTGTTGAGGCGGTATATAACGAAGAAGCAGAAATGCAAGGATGTGCTAGTACATTTGAGAAATTTGGAAGAGCATTTATTGGCCTGTTTACATTAGGCACAATTGGATCCGTGACAAATATTATTGCACGGATGCCAACAGTCAAAAACAACACTAAAGATTTTTTCATGTGGTTGATTGACTCTATATACTCAATTTTCTCAAAAGGAAAACACTTCTTTCCCGATTATCAAGATATTGATGATTTAGGTAAATTTATATCAAATACAGTTGAATTTTTCAACTCAAACTCGAAGGCGAAAATTTTCACGAATGATGTTGCATCACGTGAAATTTTACGTCTTGGGGCTCAAGTCCCCAAGTTTAAACGAACTTTAGCTCTTACTTCTGGTCTTTCTTCATCAACTAATTCGTATTATAATAACGTTTTGGTTAATTTAGAAAAGATCTCAGAAGAAGTGCGTACCCGAGCCTGGGTTACGCAAGCTAGAGTGGAACCAACTTGGTTCTCTATGTATGGAGCTCCAGGTCAAGGCAAGTCTGACACTTAACAAATCATGCCTAAGCATGTATATGATAGAGTGTCAGCAGCGCTTCCGGATTTATATCCGTTAGCGTTTCATCCAGGAATGGTTTATGAAAAGGCGTCCGCGCAAGCATATTGTGATGGATATAATCCGGAGACACATTTCACTTTCGCCATCGAAGAGTTAGCCGCTATGGCTGATCCTAAGATGCGTGGAGAAGAACTTGGACTCATGCAAAAGATGATTAGCAGAGCCCCTCTCCCTCTCACGTGTGCTGAGTTGTCGATGAAGAATAATACCTTCTTCGCTTCTCCGTTCGTTTGTACTACTTCTAATATTACAGACGACGAGCTTGCTTCAGGTAGTGGACTTACACGAGCCACTACCATTTTCAGACGACGACATTTTCATGTTGAAGTTATAATTAGACCTGGACATACAGTCCCTCAGAATGAGCTTCTTTCTCGTCCTGATGAATGTTGGATTTATAGAATGCATTACAAGCCTTCTATCGGTCAGTGGACTAAGCTTGCGCTTAGAAACACTGGAATCGACTTCCCAACACTCGTTAGAAACGGATTTATTGACTTCACTTTCAGCGAACTTGCTGATTTGATGGCAAAGAAGATCATTTTTGACTATAAGAAGAGCAGTGCGGATCGCTCTTTTTATTTACAAAACTTCGGGTCTCATTTTAAACCCGGAGGTTCTGCACCCCCTGCTCCTCCGGCTAGTTCTTCTAGTTCTAGCAGTGAGTCGAGCATAGAGTTTCACTCTACTGAAGATGATGATTCGGATTCCGATGAACCATTAATGCCTCAGGACTTTTCTGAAAAGATTTTGTCTCAGGTAACTATGGAAATTCGGGATTCTTATTCTGATTCTCTTGAAAGTGTTTCCGATGAGGAAACGCCTGTTAAGGTTACTACAGCCACAATTGTAGAAGATCAAGTTTTACCTTCCAATTCTGATGTTCCAGAAATTCATAGAGTCGTACAGGACTATGTGAAACAATGTGAGCAAAAGAAGGAAGAAGAACTACCACCGTTGAATTCTGAGTGTTACGATACTCCTGAAGGAAACCAACATGCTTTTCAAACCAAGTTATTGATAGATACTTGGAATAGTAAGATGATGGATTCATATTTAGGAAAACACGTGGCAGGAAAGAAATGGTGGAGCAAGCAAAGCTCATGGGTTCAACTTATGTTGAGACCCCACCTTGCACCAGTTGCAGGGAAACGAAATAAAGAAGGATTTATGATGATGATTGTTGATCGTTTATATGTAGACCCGCAGTTCAGACTGTTTATACAATATTACGAGAGAAATCAAAGTCTTCCTTTGAAAGAACAAACTCCAATCGAGTTACCTGCTCGATTGATGACCTTTTATACAGATAAGGTAGTTTATTATGCATTGGATGTTTTAGTCCATCAAAAGACTGAAGCAAATTATCAAGGTTTTGGAGATGAAGATTCTACCTCACTTGAAGAGTGGGAAGACCTTACAACTACAACTACTGTATTAAAAGAAGAAAAACCCTCTTTCGAGGATGGTAATTATGAAAACCAAAAGATAGAACTGAGTAATCGTTTTATTAATTGGGACACTAGAAGAATCCTGGCAGAGAAATGGCTTGAAGTAGTCGATGTTAAAAACTCCTGGTCGAATTCGTTTTACCAGTCGAGATTTTACAAAGCTTTCTTCACAGCCCCTGATGTGTCTAATTTTGCTCGACACACAGTTAAAGGACCTAATGAGCAAATACCCTGGCCTATGTGGCATAATGCAGATGCAATAGAAATAGATCAATTCCTGGAAATTAAAAGAAACCAAGGAAATGTCTGTGATTTGTATCTACCCACGTGGGTCACTCCTGAAGTGAGATCTTTTTGGAGTCGAATATTCGGATCTCGTTCTGATCGTAAAAGTTTATATGGTGACTTGATTAAGTTATCCATTTGGATTAGAATTGGAGAGACAATTGAAGATTCTTCGGAAATTGATCACACTATGCCATTAATGGATAGATATTTAGGACATTCTGCGGATATGTTGCGTCGTTTAGATGCGCATCTCAATTATGTTTGTCCTGCTTTTTCCACATTTTTTGGTTTAGTCAGGAAAAATTACCAGGCACTTCATTTGCCTGAAGGAGCGGAACAACAAGCTATCGTGGCCCGTCTGAAATATATTGCAGATGAGTCTTATGAAGAAGTTTGGAGTTCTAAAGCTCAGAAACATCGTCCTGGCAGAGTCCACGACTTCGCATGTATTGCTACCCCAGAACAATTTAAAGCATACATTAAAGAAGAAGTGGCCTTTGTCAAAGACCAAATACCTAATGATACACTTATCTTAGTAATGTATCGTGCATACCGGGCCCTTCAGACGTTCTGGAAAGGAACTAAAGAATGGGGAACTGGTATGTTTCATACAGTCGGTGGATTTTTTTATCAATATGGTTATATAATAGCAGCGATACTCGCGGGAGTATGTTGCTATGTCCTTTTAATGTGTGGTTTGGGAGCTCTGGTTAGCTCTTGTCTTAAGTCAAGTGCTTCAAAGACGCTCTCAAAAGCCACACTCAAACGTGTCGAAATGCAAACTAGTCAGCTGCAAGATGCTGACGTTAAATGTTTACTGACCAAACAGGGAGGAGATGATTTTGTTACATTTCAATCCTTCTCGCGCGGTCATTATTCACGCATGTCTTCTAAGGACAAAGTTAGGATGCAATCTAAACTTGAAGACTCAATCGACATACAGATAAATAATATCTCTAATAATATGCGATCTTTTGTATTTTATTATGATGATAAGGGTCGAGAAGCCCACGGTTTAATATCTGGCCGACGATGCTTTATTAACAAGCATTTCTTCTCAACTTGGGGACATAACTGGTCCCACATGGAAATTCGTAATGGAGATGAAGTATTGCATGTACTTCAAAAATCAGAATTGAGTGTTCAATCTGATCCCACTGAACGAGACCTTTCATGGTTTGACCTTGGAAAAGGGTTCAACAGTATGCCGTCTTTAAAACGGCATTTAGCATCTAGAGAAAATTTTGACGCCATTCTTGGTACTCATGAAATCGCAAGAATTCATAGAATCAAGTCTGGAGGAAAAGTTACTCATAGATATGCTCTTGGGAAAGGAGCCGCGAGGGGTGAACACAAAACCCTTAAAGCGAAACTTCCCAACAATAAACCTTTTAATCTACACCTTGGTGAACATTTTGTCACCACCGGAATGGAATCGAAAAATGGTGATTGCGGTCTTCCGTATGTCACCACTACCGAATCTGGTGTGGTTAAGATTCTTGGTATGCATTGTGCTCTTGCTAGTTCACAATCTGTGTTTTTGCCCATTTATTTAGAAGATGAAGCACAGAAAACCGCGTATGTTATGCAGGGAACTGGTAAAGTAATTATCAATCAAGGAACTTATATTCCATCTTGTATTCGTCCTACCCCCGAACGCAAGCAAGCTTATGACGGCAGATTGGTGTCATTAGGGTCTCTTCCTAAAGGAGATTTTATGCCTACTGAAACTAAAATAGAGGCATCAGTCTTTCAAGGAGACCTGACCACAGAACCAATCTACCCGATAGAGGTAGCTCCGGCTATGCTTAAGCCGATGACCGTTGACGTTGAAAATGAAATCACCGGTGAGATGGAACAGGTTTTACGACAACCCCTTAAACAGGGTCTCGTGAAAATGGTTTCAGCTCCGCGAAGAATATTTCCCAGGTGGATGCAAGAACTGTTCGAACAAGAACCAGAAATTGCATTCGCTGGGTTTTTTCCTAGCACTAAGCGAAAATTTCGCATGTACACGATTGAAGAAGCAATTCAACAATTAGACATGCAAGCCTCGATAGGGTTCGACTTTAAAGTCGAAGGTTTTAAGTCTCGAGATCAGCTGTGGCGTAAAGCTACAGAAACTGAACCGGCTTGGATAAACCCTGTCCTCCGAAATAAGGTGATGGAGCTTTTCATCGCTATGAAGGCTGGCTACGAGCTCAAAAACGTAGTTTCAGCCTGTTTGAAAGATGAAACACGTGATTTAGATCGCGTGTATCAAGGAAAAACCCGAATTTTTTGTGTTGGTAGCTTGGCGCATCTCATTATGACTATTATGGTTGTTGGAGATGTTGTTTTTTATATGAAAGAGAATCATTTGGATACCGATGTGGCGATAGGAATAAACCCACATGGTCCTGAATGGTGGATCTTGGCCGAGAAGCTTAAGAAACACAAAAACTTTGGAGGTGGTGATTACTCGGGATTTGATTCCGGTATTATCGCCAAATTTGGATATGCTCTTTATCTTTCGATGAAGTGGTATATAAATTCTGGAGACGATCTCTATGACTGGTATCTTTATAATGTCTGTATGAGTAGTATTGCACCGATTTTTGTTATTAATGGTGAATGCTACTGGTCAGATTGGATGAACAGTTCAGGAGGTTGGCTTACTGGTTTTCTAAACTCATTCGTCAATGTGTGTATTTTTAATGCATTTCACTGGCTTGTGTGCACTATGAACAATTTGGGAGAACGATCAAGACTGGAAGATTTGATTTGCGCTTTTTATGGCGATGATAATCTTTGGTCAGTCTGTGACGATCTCAAGGATTTCATAAACATGGAAACTTTAGGGAAGTTTATCTGGGATACTTTTGGCATGACTTACACTACTACTCAGAAGGGTGTTATTAATTCTAAGTTCGTTGAGTTCGACGATTTGGAATTTTTATGTCGAAAGTTTCGTCCTAGAGAAACTTTATATACCGCTCCTCTTTCGAGAGAGAGCATACATGGAATGCTTCTTTGGATCAAGAAATCGAATTTACGTCTCGCGTCTGAACAACTAGCTATTAATGTTGAACAGGCGATGATGGAGTATTTTCATTATGGTCCGGAAGTTTTCCGAAAGGAAGAAGAAAGAATTCGCACTTATTGCGAAATTTATAATATACCGTACACAGCAGGTTCGTATGAATTTTACGAAGACCGCTGGGGTACTGGAATGATGAGCAATCGCTCATAACTTTTGTCCCGTCCGAAATGACATTAAACTAATATCTCTAGCTCTCGAGTATAAATTGAGCAAAATAAACCACTGGCAACAGTGAGTGAGGAATGCATGGACGTGGAATCGACCCCTAGGGATTCACGGATCGCGCCTCACAGAATTAGGGGTTCGAGCTCTAGCACGATGATCAGCTAAACTAGAGCCCATCGTTAAATTGATCAGCGAAAACGTATTAAACGAAGAACCCTCCACGAAAGTGGAATCCAACGGACTAGTAGACTTTGTAGTTGAAACTCCTGTTGAAGTTAAAACATTGGCCCCGAAATTGCCGCGTCCTCGTGACATTTCGCCTTGGGCTGATCAAACTCCTGCTCGAATTTTAGAAAGAGAGTATAGAGTGACTGATATAGTTTATACTACTTCATCGCCACAAGTGAACGTAGTGGCATGTCCAATTCTTGCCCTTACGACATTTAAGAATGCAATGTCTACCTTCCGTTATTTAAGGTGGGATTTTATGGAATGGAGATACCAGATAATGTCAGTGCCTCAAGTTTGGGGAGCCTTAGGATTTACGTGTGTCCCTCTTGATGGTAGACGTAGTTCAAATAATCTGGACAATGATTATGGATTACTGTCACATTCTGATTGTCAAATCGCAGATTTTTCCTCTGCTAACAGTGGAAGAATCATGGTCCCTTGGAATTTTCTCAATAAGTGGCTTGATTTTGTCAAGTTTACAGAGGAACCGTTTCCTAATTTTAATTTGCTCACCGATCTCAAAATAATTGGAGGTCCGTGGATCTATTCTGCTGACTCTTCTATTCCTAGAAGTGTTACTATAAATCTATGGTGTTCTCTGCATGGTGTGCAAGTTGCTGGACCGCGAATTGCTAATTCTACTACTCTCGCAAAGGAGGACGAAATCGCTGAGATGCAGGCTTCAGCTGCCGCTGGGATTCTTTATTCTGCTATGCAGACGGAACTCACGAAGTACCTGGCCACATCCGGCGTAGCGCATTTACGAAATGCTGCTCAAGCTGGTTTTCACCAAGTAGATGAGATGCTTGGTGATTGGTTTGATTTTGACGACCCAACCAGCAAACCTGATTCGGGTGGAGAAACAGGTGGTATGAGTGTCGTACCTGACATTTATGGAAACCTAAATTTTTCAGCACCGAAATGCCTACTGGGGGTAGGTTCTCACGTTCTCCCAACAAAAGTTCCGAGACATTCTTGGTTAGAGTTTATTAAGACACCGTGGTTGGAATACCATAGTACGCTTACCACAAGTTTTGTCCTGGACGGGTGGCCTTTTAGTCGAGACGAAACTGATGTATCTTCGCAGGTGCGACCTCAGTGTAGTCGTTTGGACTTTGCCTCACGTTTTTTTAGAATGTGGCGAGGTTCATTTGAATACACGATTATGTTTATTTCGTCTCCTTTGGTCACTCAAAAAGTTGGTATTTCCTTGTCCTACACTGACACTGGCGGTAACGTCGGTGATATTGTGGTTGAGGTTATAGAAGTGAAGGGGACTACTATTCATAAGATATTAGTGCCTTATCTTTACACCAACCCTTATCAGTTCACTCAAGACGTGTCAGTTAATGACACGGCTGGTCCCGGTGAACGTCCTTATGTACGATTATTTACGTACGCTGCTCCTCAAGCTGCAGGAGATACAACGCCTGTGCTTAAGTTTTTGGCATTTAGGAACGCTTGTGATGACTTTAAGTTTTATTCACCAAAGTGCCCTCAATATCAAAAAGAGCAAATTGAAGCTGCCGAGATGCAGACTTCACTTAAGTCTTTTGCTAAGATTCAACCTAGCCGACAATTCGAAGTTATAGAGAATGATGTGCCTTTTTGGCCTGATCAAACTGTAACTATGGAACAGCTCTGTCAGCGATGGTCCTGTAGAACACTCCCCGATCCGGATGCTCTACGTGATCTTGATGATGTCCCTGCCTTTTACTGGAACACCGCGGATTGTATAAGAAGTGTTTTCTTTTATAACCGCGGCCAGTTTAAAGTTAAGGCCACCTTTAATCAGCCAGAGACGCCATACACAGCCGACCAAGGCTTAATGGCAAAAATGGATCCTCGAAGTCGTTACACGAATAATCCCGTGCCGGACGATTTCAACCGGATAAATGATGGATGTCAAGTCATATCCTTCGGACTCACTCAGTTATTGGAATATACCGAACCTTGGTATTGCAATTCTGAGTGGATTTCCACGTACGCTACTAATCAAGGCGTTGTTGGAGCGATTCCTAATCGCGTGAATAGTTTTGTTTACGCAATAGGAAACGACGATCCTGACGTGACACCCACTTTGTCCTTCTGTGCAACTAGCATGGGCCCTGATTATGCCCTTGCCTTGCAGCTACCACCACCTTACTACCCAGCAAGGTGGTACCTGACTACTGAGCCAGTACCGCCAGAGCCAGAGCCACGCGTGCAGACGCTTTCAACAAAACCGAGGGAAGATGTTAGTCTTCTACCCCCTTTCAATAAAGACTCTCGAGGTCGATCGAACGCTACGCGTTCTCCCCTTGAGAACAACCTACGAAAGTCTAAACGGGCGGGACACTAATTTTTTGTTGTCG